TCAATGTGCTGAGGTAACTTTTTCATTTGTATCCATCTCCGTTGAGCTCGTGGGTACCTGGTCGAGAGTTACGTGACCAAGCTTTCCTGCGCGAAATTCTGCCATGACAATTCGCTGTGCTTTATCGATATCCACATTTCCGCCTTTTACCAAACAGCCTCGTTTTCGCCCAATCAGCTCTAAAAGCTCATGACCTCGCTGGGGAAGTGGCTCTGGTAATTTAAAACGTTCGATAAGGCGTTTCGGTGCATCGCGAAGAAGTGCCTCCAAGAGCAATCCCACTACTTGCTCTTGGTCATAAATATCATCATTGATGGCACCTGTAAAGGCCAATTTTAACCCGACAGATGAATCTTCGAACTTCGGCCAAAGAATGCCAGGCATATCAAGCAGGTCGAGGTTTTTGTCAATTTTTATCCATTGTTTTGCGCGCGTTACTCCCGGCATATTTGCTGTTTTTGTTTTTGCTGCGCCAGCAAGACGATTAATCAAGGAGGATTTCCCCACATTAGGGATTCCCAGAATCATGCACCGTGCCGCACGCGGCCGTCCACCATTTTTAGCAAACCGTTCCGTTCGCGGACGCGCTAAATCCTCTACCTCTGACATAAGCTGTTTCATTCCTTTTCCCTTATTTGCATCAATAGCAACAGCTTTTATGCCTTGTATATGAAAATAGTTAAGCCATGCCTTTGTCATGGCAGGGTCGGCTAGATCTGATTTATTCAGTGCGATCAACCTGGGGGTTCCCGCAATCATTTCGGCTAGCATAGGGTTTGCACTACTGGCAGGAACCCGTGCATCTAAAAGTTCAATAATGACATCTACTAGTTTTAGATTTTCTTCGATAAGGCGCTGTGCTTTGCGCATATGGCCGGGAAACCAGTTGAGTCTTGGCAGTTCTCTTTTTCCCTCTTTATCCGTCTCTATCAATATCCTCTCACCCCTTGATTTTACTAGGTTCATCTCATCATTCCGCAGGATTTTCCTGCAACGTCTATTTATCAGCGTTATGCCCTATTTATCCGCTATTTTTATCCTTTGGGGTACAAATGGGGTACATCGGGGTACAAATGGGGTACAACATTTTTAGGGCCGGTTGCGTATAAAAGACATGGGCTAGATTGTCCATGTCTTTTATTCTATCGAGCTTCCTACCGATTGTAAAGCCCGCTTCACCTGGCTAGCGCTACACCGCACAAGATTGCTGCCACGACCTGCCATGCCTTAATCCTGTTTTTCAGACGCCTCTCTGTTTTCTCGTGGGCTTTCTCGTTCTTCAGAAACTCCGTCCTGGTATCGTCCAAGTATTTCTGCGCTTCGGCGAGCGAGTTCCCCGCAACTGTCGACTGCTGCTGCAGCGTCTGCAACTGATCTCGCAGCGTCTTCGTTTCCTGCCTCTGCCTCGTCAAGTCGTTCAAGAGCAGTGCGGTTTCGCTCTGTGATGCCGTCAAGGCCTGTTTCAAGTTCTGCGTTTCGGTCTTGGATTGATTCAACTCTTCCTTGGTCTTGTCCAAGGCCTGCGTCGATGTCTGCAACGCGGTCTGTGCTGTCTTCAAGGCCTCGGCTGACTGCTTCAATGCTGTCTGCTGCTTTTTGTTGTTCTCTTGCAGTATCGTCCAGTCGCTTTTCGACACGGCTACTGTCTGTCGGGCCGGTACTGGGGACGCTAAAGAGATACCAGGCCACGCCAATACACAGCAGACCAGCAACGCAAGCCAGAATAATTTTTTGCTTTGCATTCATTTTTCCGCCCTTCCTATACTTTCATCGGCTGCGGCTGCGGGATTGGATTTTCGTCGTAAAGGTGTTCCTCTACTCCGCTTATCCTGTCATCAATAAAGCCCGCCGCTGTTGCCTTTGCTTTAAACTCTTCAAATGCTTCAACCAGCAGGATGAATTGCAGGCTCGTCATACTACCGCCTCCAAAGCATCCGCTTTTTCCTGTACGAATCGATTTCTCAGGCCTGCTACGACGTCCGCGCTGCCGTTCACCCAGTCTTTCGGGCTGTGCATGATGCGTCCATTCCACGTTGCGTTGTCGGCTTCACTGATCAGAAAGTCGTAGATGGCGGCGATCAGGTCATAGTCAAATTGAGCATCGTCAACGTAGGTTAAGTTTGGCCATCCGCTGTAGTCTTTTTTCTCTACATTGAACATGCCGTGGACTGCTTCTGTGTAGAGCTCGACCATGTTGCCGGCACTGTACTGCACGGCACGAGACATGAGTACGGCCTGCATGGCTTCGCTTTTTGAATCTACATCATATCCTGCCCGTCGCAGTGCATCTGCGGCAGGCTGATAGTAGGCAGATACAGCGTAATCGTCCTGCAGCTTCGCGAATCCCTCCGGATCATTGATGCCGATCTCCCGCCACATTTTCTTGAACTCTTCCGAGTTGATTTCAAACTCGCACAGCAGGCGGCCGTAATTTGCTAAATCGTCGTCTGGATAATCGCAAGCCCACTCTCTAAACGCTTCGACTGCACCGGTGTTGCTTGCCAGCTGGTAGATGCCATACGACACGCCACCGAGGTCGCTAGCTCCAGAAGAGACACACGCCGGATCGGTACCGGCTTCATATTCTCGTACCAAGTCGGTCTTATCCATTCTCACCCCTCCCATCGTGCCGCATAGCCGCGCGTGTCGACATGGACAAACTGCGCGTCGTAGTATCTGCCGATTCCGTCAGCGCCGCACTCTTCGGCGATCTGTGCCAGCTCGTCCACGCTCATGCCGTCCGGGCAAAGCACGTCCGCCGCGCGGCCGTATACGTGCTGGCTATTCGGCACGCCGCCGACCTCGGCGTTGTGCTGTGGGCAGCGGTAACAGCACGACAAGATCAGCGGGCCGCCGACGCGCTCACGCATCGCGTCCAACACATTCTGCAGGCGCTCGTCAATGCCGTCCTCTGGCAGTCCTCCGCAACATTTGCACTCCATTTCTTCTACTGAAAAATATCTAGCCATTTTTTACTTCCTTTCTCAGTTGCTCCGCTAGAGCGCGGCGGTCAATTGGTTGCCCCGGCGTGCTGTTGAACTGGCTGTCCGTCGCGTACTTTGTCCAGGCCGCTTTCCCAAGGCCGACGATGCCGGCAAGTCCGGTAGCCACAACAGTGATTCCTTGCCAGCAACTGCCTAGGTCAAACTTTGTCCCGCGCAGGGCATTGCTCCAATACCCATATAGCCAAGATGCCATGACCGCGCATAGGAAAAGCATCATGATGACACTCAGGAAAATGATGACCGCCAGCCAATTTTCCTGAGCCCACGCGGTAAATCGCATAAACTTCCCTTTCACGGCATCACCCTCCCTTCAATGTATACTTCATTACCAATACAGCCAGATTGATAAGTATGCTTGATACCGTGGCGAGCAGCGCGGCCGTGGTCTTTAGTCCGTCCAGGCGGTGCGTATTGCTTTTGGAACGCTGCTCCACCGCCATTAGTCGGTCCCGCATCTCAGGCAAGCCTTTCAGCTCGTCTTCAATCCTTTTTGTGCGCTCATCGATGCGCGCAATTTTTGTTGACATCGCTATCCAGAAGTCCTCATTGTTCATTGCCATCACCTCCTAAAAATATATCCAGCCCGAATGACATCCAAACTCGTTTAGCTATCTCCTCGCGCAGGAACGGTACATTTGCCCGCTTTGCCCGTCCATTCCATGACGCCAAGACCTGTTGGATATACTCACGCCGCATGTTGCCCGCCTTGTATTCGCGTTCAAAATGCTTGATCATGCGCTTGGTTCGCTTGATATACCGTTTTCTCAGCAGCTTGTATCCTGGGAAAATCCGGTACCCCAGAAAATCAATGCCATGCCTGACCGGGAATATAGATGTTTTCTGATTCAGCTCTAAATGCAGCTTGTCTCTCAGGTATTCTGCAACAGCCTCCCACAGATAGTGCAGATGCTGCTTATCGTTATGCAGGATAATGAAATCATCCATGTATCTGACGTAATACTTTGCATGCATCCGTTCTTTTACGAAATGGTCAAGCTCATTCAGGTATACGTTGGCAAATAACTGGCTCGGCAGGTTGCCGACCGGGATGCCCCGTTCGCCTTCCGTACTGTCTAAAATGACATTGATAAGCCATCTGGTTTCTCGGCAGCGGATTTTCTTGAATACGATGCTGCGCAAAATCCTTTTATCAATTGACTGGAAATATTTTCGCACGTCGCCTTTCAGGCAATACATGGCACCGTACTTTCGCTGCGTTGCTCTTAGATACTTCGTTACTTGATCTACACCTGCATCCACTCCCTTCCCTGCGCGGCAGGCAAACGACGTGTCAATGAAACGTCGCTCGAATATCGGCTCGATGATGTTGCATAACGCGTGATGCACGACACGATCGCGAAACGGTGCCGCCATGATCAGGCGTACTTTAGGATCATAGACGTAAAATGTCTTGTATTTCCCTGGCTGATAGGTCTTGTAAATCAAATCATTTTGGATGTCCCATAGATTCGATTCGATATTTTGTTCAAAATCCAGCACGTCCGCTTTGCTTCGTTTACGTCGCTGAGCTAATAGAAAGGCTTTGTATAGATTTTGGTAATCGTAAATCTGTGTGAATAAATTATTGAATGTCTTCATAAACAAAAGCGGTGCGCCAATGGTTCCACCTCTCTATGTACTAAGCTGACGCACCGATACCTATTTCTCCTGTTCCCAAGAAGGGCCCGGCCTCCTTTGCCTAGTTCTATCCTGACGCCCATTAGGCGGCAGGCTCTTAACGGATAGGCAGAGCCGCGCGGAACCCGTTGTTGATCCACCGATTCGACGGAAGTTCGTTCAGGTTCAACGCAAAGCCGGAACGGGCATTGGCACCGTTGTCCCAGTTGCCACCGCGTAGAGCGGCACGCACACGCACGCAGGCCGGTCCCTGTTTATTTGTCTCGCTGCGCTTTTGACCATCCACCGATCATGCGACCGATTTCGTCCAAGCGAGCGGTCCAAACCTCATATTTATGAAAGTTTATGTATTTCATCTTGAAGGCCATGCGGACAAAGCTGCGGATAATATCCAGCTGCGTATCGACTTCTTGCATGGTTGTTTTCTTGTAGTACTTTTTATTGCATACAATGATAAGCCGCAGCAGCTTGTACATCGCTGCTTTCGTATCAGCCGCCATGCCATATTTCTCAGCGCGCGGATATTGTCGCAATGCTGTATAGGAATAAATAATCATATCCTCGCATTTCTGCTTGATTTTTAACTCTTGCATATAGCCTCCTAGATTGCGTCCGGGCTATCGCCCGGACGTCAGATGATCAGTCAACCAGATTACTGATTCTCAAGGGACAAAGCCGCGCGGAACCCGATGTGGATCCACCGATTCGACGGAAGTTCGTACAGGCTCAACGCAAAGCCGGAACGGGCATTGGCACCGAGGTCCCAGCTGCCACCGCGTAGAGCGGCACGCACACCGTGGTTCCGAATCCAGAATCCATCCTTCCACTCGTCTGTCTGCCTGTTTGCTACACTCGGCAGTGCCATCCACTCCAGATCCTGCTCCGTGCGCATGTTCGTCAGATGTCCATACTGCCACGCATCTCCGCTCGGATCATTATTGTCCATCTGAGTGGATACTTTTGCGACGGCCACACCTTTTGCATGAGTTGCAGCATGACTTCCGTTGACAGCTCTTGTCACAGTCAGGGTATTCGATACAACGGCTGTAACTTTCATTTGCTCGTTCTCTACTTGCAATGTATCGCCTACTGCAAATCCATCGGTGCCAGGTCCTTTTACAATATCCGTGTATACGATGGCTGTGTCACTTGTTGATAACCCTGCCGAATTGCCGATATATGCCGTTGCGCCGCCCGGCGTCACGCAATATTTTGTCAGCTGATATACTGCTACATTGTCCGCATGGGCTGCGGCTGTTGTCGACTGCTGCGCGCGTTTGCAATCGCTGAGTACCGCCCTGCCGTTTCCTTGATAGTTGATTGTGCCGTAGCTAATCACTTCATCTCCGATTTGTACAAGTCCGGACGTCGGCCATGTGTCACCGCTCTCCATCGTATCAAGTGTGATTGTCGTATCAGCTTCCGTGATGCCGTCGCTGTCGTTGATCAGCGCTTTTTTCTTGTGTGTGTATACGCCGTCATTGATGATAAAGTCGACCCACTCGCAAACATTTCCGACCAAATCGAAAATGCCGCTGGCAAGGCCATTGTGGCTCCACGATACCGGGCCAGTGCCGGACAATACACGTCCGGATTGCGTAGAGTCTGCCATCGCACCGTGCGCCCAGTCGTGCGCATCGCGATAATCCCAGCCATAGTTGTTATTGCCGCGGATGTCGTGGCCTAACAGCTTTGTCAGCAGGCAGACCGTAGCCCATTCTTTCATTGTAACCAGATGGCACGCCTGGCCATTGATCTTGCGGTTGGCGCACGCCTGTTTGGCATTCGTCCAGTCAATCTGCGTCCACACGACTTTCCCTGGGAGCGATACCGGGATATTCGTCGTATTGTCACTCGTGATAGTCGCTCCTTCGCCGATGCCGCGCGAAAAGGCCGTGGCTTTTTTGTGGCTGCACTGGTACTTGTCGATGAAAAAACCGCCGAGGTTCAGGTCATGCTTAGGATATGCGCCATTCTCGAATGCGCCGGCCGGCACCGTAAATTTCGGCACATAGACCATCTGAGTCAAGGCACCATCGTCTGTCTGAAATTCTACCGTGCGCGTCTGAGCGTTAATCTGCTCGCGCAGCGAGGCTAAGGACAAATTTGAAATGTTATACATGGTCAATCCTCCGTTTCCGGCAATGCAAACACAGTAAACTCTGTGTCATTCAGGTCAATCGGCAATTCTTCCTGCTTCATGCGCGTCTGCCCGGTCTCATCTGTGCCGTCCGCTACGCTCTTATATGCAATTTCCGGCACCATCCCCATGATCAGCAGCCATTCGTGCGTGCCGTGGTCGGTCGAGTAGCTGCCGTCTTGCTCAATGTAGATGCGTACCATCTTTCCCTGATAAGGCTTCAGGTCGATATCGCGGGCCGGGATCTTCATCCCCTCGAACTCGTAGGCGCCGATTTTCAGCACGGCAGTATTGTTGGCGTCAATAGCAAAATCTGCATTGCGTCCATTCTTGTCAAGATACTTAAACATAGTTCTCCTCCCTCTTAGTGCGTGATCTGGTACCGTCCATTGCCGGCATAGCCGCCCGAGTTGTACACAGTAAAGCTGTTCTTGGCACGATCTACATAAACGTCACCGAGGTCTCCGCCGGTGGTCTGGGACGGCGTGACGTAGACGCTGTAATTCGTGTGCCCGATGCTATGCGCTACGGTAGCTCCAGTCATGCCATTGTAACGGAAATCGCCCATGGCCGACGTCTTTTCTACCGCGCGAAATCGCGCATCAATGCTTCCAGCACTGCCTGCCGCAGCAGTTACAGCGTTGTTTAGCTTGTCAGTCTGCTGCTTCAGATACTGGGTGCGATTCGCTAGCTGGCGCGGTGCCGTGTTCACGGGACCGTCCGGCCCGCCGAGCGCCGGTGTGGTTGTCTCGATCTGAAAAATCCCGTCTTCCCATTTTGCTGTCTCGCTCAAATTTGCCATTTCATTCACTCCTCATTACAGATAAATTTCCCAATATCCAGTAATCTGGATATCGTTCTCCTTCCCGATCACGCTCTTGCGCACGCGCCGGGAAAAGATGGTGCCGTCTTCAAAGAAAAGCCCCAGTTCTCTGATTGCCAGTCCATTGGCCTGTTCTGTGCCGATGGTGAAGTTGAACCTCACCTTCCCGGCATCATATTCGACGCCGGAAATAGGGATATACGCTGTGGCGGTCAACCCGGTATCGCCGTCAGCTGCCGGTGTGCTTCCCGTACCGACGCCGATGCGGTTGATATGGCCGGCATATCCGCCGCCCAGCATTCTGGCAAGCTTCGACCGCCCGGCCATGACAATCAGATTATGGTCACGATCCACCTCCTTTAGTACGCCATTTTTGTAAATTTTCATCTCTACAGCTCCGCGCAGCCGCGGGGCTGTGTCCTTCATCTCGATTGCCATCATGCTGCTCCTTTCGTACTTTGCTCAAATGTGCCTTGTCCCCATCTGTAGTTGTGCGTTCCATCAAAGATAACCGCGCCATTGTGTTCGATCGCTTTACGGCGTTTCCGGGCATATATCGCACTGCCGTCGTAGGCATATCTACCGTCATGGCGTGCGCTGGTATCTCCGTCAAACTTCCAGTGTCCGGTGAACCAGCGGCCTTCTGTGATTGTAAGATTGGCGCCTTCATCCGGCCCCGGCGCTCCCTCCAGTAAGCCGCCCGCAAAATTCATACTGCCGTCGAACTTTGCTGCATGCTTCAGCTTGTCGGCGATAGACGTGGTTAGTTCTTTACTCATTGCTTCGACGTAGGCTGCGCTGTATGTATGCGTTCCATCCATCGCGGCTTGCCCATCGAAGATCATGCGCTGCAAGCGGTCTTTGGGAAGGATTTCCGTTTGGGTGCTCTCCTGCTCTTTTTCGATGATTTCTTCATTGATTTGTTTGAATACATGTGACAGGCTCAGACGGTCATTGCTGTCTTCGTCCGCATTAAACCATGCTGACGGGCTGGGAACGTCGAATGTTCTCTTTCCATCTGCCTGCCATGCTCCATTCATAAGCAATGGGCACTCGACAGGATCCAGCAAATGCGGCAGACCGTTGAATATGGTTTCTCCACCAAACCAGAAATTTCCATCGAACTCTTCCGCTTTACGGAATTTCCACGTCCCATCCATGCGTCTGATGCGGGCGAATGGATATGTCTCGGCAATACCAGTTTCCGTTTCGCCATGCGTATCTTCGCGCATATTTGCACGGTCAAACGCCCGCGCGATTGCTTCGATGGCATTCTCGTCGCGGATGCGATTATCGCCAAAGCTCCATGATCCATCATATGCTCTGCCGAGTGCATCAAAGTGTAGCGAGGTTCTGTAATTCTCTGACACTTTAAATCTCGGCTCGATGATAGACAATAGGTCCGGCTCCAACGAGTCAAAGAGGATTTTCCGCGACGATTTGCTTAGTGAGAAATCCCAATCCCCTGTAAAGCTCCGTTCGCCAATGAAATCAAAATACCGCCCTCTTGCATCTTCAGCTCCGGAAACAACGCCGTCATACAGCCACAGGCCATCATGTACCCGTGCACCGTCATATGCTGGCGCTTTGGTGAAGTTCCATGTCCCGTCAAAATATCTGCCGCGCCATAAATAGCGCTCAATCTTATTTGCCAGAATGGACAACTCCGGCCTCTCGGTTGCTGTCTCCGTGTCCTGCAAGTGCAACAGAAATTCGATTTCTTCTAGCCATGACCTGACGTTTTTCACTGAATCAATCGCCCGGCGCAGGCGATTCAGAATATCTTTATCGGTTGTTACGTCTTCAGTGACGATTTTGAAATAATACGGCTTCCCTCCATATTCATACCACTCTTTGACTGTGGTCTTGTCGAACGCCGCCGACGCTACGGCTTCTATGGCCGCCGGCGTGCCTTTCATGCGATGCCAGGCAATGGACTCTTTTACCAAGCGCCTTTTGGTATCGATGTCCATGCCTATCGGCTCATAGAAATCGACGTGCCACTGCCAGGCGAGCAAATCCACTACACTTTCCGGCAGTTCGTCAAGGCGCGGCAGATGCAGGGTTTCTACGGTCGCATTGGTGACAGCCTGTAGCTCTGTATCAAGCGCTTTGGCTGCTGCCGCTATTTGTGGATCCGTCAGTATGCTGCTTGGCAGGATGTCCAGCAGACTGACGCTTTCGATGTCCTTAATCATCTTCCAAGCCCTCGAATTTCACATTGACGGTTCCGGCTATGGCCACCTGTGACCTTGCGACAGCGATATATCCCGGTTCAGTAATAGCCGCCCGCTTGACGCCTGCGCCGCGTAGCCGGTAGTAGAGCTCTGTTGGGTTCACGTCTCTTCCCAGCTTCGCTTTCTGCCATATTACGTAGTCAGACACGGCTTGCTGGGCCGCCTGCTGGATGCTGGCGGCATCCGTAGCGTCGCTGCGGTCAATCCAGTATGACAGCGTTATGTTGTACGCCACTGCAGTCGGGGCTTTCACGGCCACCTTGTCCGTCAGCGGTCTGATTTTCCTGTCGTTCAGCGCTGTATCAATCGTTTTCAGCACTTCGTTGCCCGGGATCTCGCCACCCTTGAGCAGCGGATAGATCACTACTTCAGCGGGGGCCGGGCTTTCGACGGCTACATCCGCTACCAATGCGCTGGCTTTTTTCGTGAAATATTCATACGCTCCAGTAGGCCCGGCCGTCGAATACTGTTCCGGCGCTTCGTGGATTCTTTCGCGATAGCTGTCATCGTCTTCCAGATCAGCGCCGCCCGCGCTAATTGTGACGTTCTTCGCTGCCGCAACGAATGGTACAGGATCCACCAGCTTATCAATCTCGCCAGGCAGATAGCCGTTTCCCTTGGTTCCGGCCACAGTGCAGGTTGCCCTGGCGTCTACTGACGTTTTTCCGGCCTCGATAACCGCTGCATCGTCCAGCGCAAACAATACGCCGTCGCCTGCCGTTACACGCGTTCCTTTTGGTATCAGGGTGGCCGTTTCTCGTGCGGATGATACCTGCAGGTTTACTGTTGTGGTTGCCGCTGATGGCTGGATACGGTCGGTTCCAGTCAGCACGCCGATATGGTCCAGGCGGTCGCCGGTGGCAAATGCCAGTAGGTTCTGCTTGGCTGTCTCATCAATCAATATCCGCTGCTGTATCATAAGTGCTTCAATCCCGCGCAAAAAAAGCCGCAGCGGGTCAGCACGGGCCAGTTTACGCCCCAACAGCCCTTCTACTGTAGTCACGATATTCAGCTCAACCGTCTGCGGGTCCGATTCTGCAAACGTGATGTCTGGCAGATTCTTAAGTTCCATCAATCTCAATCCTCACTTTCGCCTGCAGCTCTCCATCCTGCTCGCTGCCCTCGTAGCCGACTGACACGACTCGCGCACGGGGCTCATACCGATGTACCGCATCAACGATTTCGGCCGTCATGCGCGCCTGAGCGGCGGCCACTGGCAAATCAATCAGCTCTCCATCTACGCCGAACTCTCGGTCCATCGGGACGGTCTTTTTTAGCGTGGTCAATATCATACGGACATTCTGCGCGATTTCTTCCAGCTCGCTCGCCGGAGCAAGGTTTATGCCCTGCTGTCTCGTAGTAACATCAAGCTGCATCATGCCCCTCCTTGCGCGGTAGGCGGCGATGACACGTATTCTTTCAGTGTGACATCGATCTGTGTCATGACGACGCGCCCGTTGTTATCGATGGTGTCTACGGATTCTCCTACGCTCTCAATCACCCATTGATACTGCCCTACCGTCTGATTGCATAAGACAAAATACATGGCGTCGCCGGATTCACATATCTTGCGGACGCGATCCGCTTCAGTTGTCGGATTGATACCGAGCGAGGCAGACAGCTGCATGGTAAATGTGATTTCGCCGACATCCGGCCCGATATACTCCAACATCGGTTTACTTCCAATCAGCTCATGCGTGGCGTATCTTGCTTTATGTGTCCTCTTCAGGTCGCGGAAGGTTCGGACTTTTCGGCTCGATACTTCAAAGACGATATCACCCAGAGAACCGATCGGAGCAGATATTCCCCAAGAGGATAACTTCCCGCGCCAATCTCCCGGCAGTACGGATAGGCCGGCAGCCAGCTTTTTTTGATAGCTGCCGGATATTCCTGATAGAAATGACATGATCATCCTCCTATGAACACATTCCCGCTCCCTGTGGTATGGCTGCCGCCCTTGCCGCAACTCTGACACGTTGTAGCATCGCCGATGCGGACAGCCGCCCGCCCGTTAATGAATACCGTCCCGGATCCGCCCGTAGTGGCAAATGTGCCGCCGTGTGGGCAGTTACATGGGCCCGTATCGCCTTTCCGATGCGCGCCCAGGCCGTTGATGAACACATCACCGGATACCACGGCATTGGCCCCGGTGCGGCTGTGCGGGCAGTCCGGCAAGCCCAAATCACACGTTCCGGTTTCTTGATCTCCTTTTCTCGCCGCCGCTGGCATTGCTTCCACCTCCTGTACCCAAGTTGGGCACAATCAGTTCAAGTTGATGGTTGCTCCCTTGATAATGATGGCGCCCGTCACATTTACCGTCAGTGTGGAGCTTCCACGGTCGTACTCAATATACGAACCGTCTGCAAAGTCCAGCCGCATCACGTCCGCGCTGGCGGCCTGTGGAGGCTGCTTGTCGGTAAAGTATGACCCAAGTATCCAGCCGGTTGAAAAATTTTTGTCATTGTTGGCGAAGAGGCAAACCGCTTGGTCGCCGATGTCCGGCACCCAGTAGTCTTTATTTTTCCCGCTGAACCGGTGCATGATGTGAAGCTCCGGGCTGCTCGTGCCGTCCTTGTCGTCAAACGTCACACGGGCCGTGTCGCGTTCGGGATATACCGCTGAAACAGTCCCAGTCCTCACCATGCCGCGCAAGGCCCGTTCTACGTCAGTAGCCATCAATAACCCTCCTCAGTTCAATCTTTGTGGTATAGCCATTCCCGATGTCATGCGTGCTGCGCGTAATCAGATACTTGCCATCGTAGTTGTGCCATCCATGGAGCTGGACGGTGTTGCTAGCGAGCAGGGCAAAATTTCCCATCATGGTCAACGACACAGAAACCTCTTCCAGATTCTTTTCGTGGAGCTTCTTCTTCGCCAATTTCTCTGCTGCTTCCAGTGAGTCCACTTTCTCGTTCACCTGAAGCGTCTGCCCCTCTTTCCGGTTCGGATCCGTGAATGTGTATTCGATCAACTCGTCTTTTTGCGAGTGCTTGTACTTGACATGGCACGCTTTGTAGATGTCATGGATGGTTGTGCGGCAGTCGAAGGACAATACTTGGTTCTTCCATATCTCCATGACGGGATCCGCTTGCTCATACTTCGCAATGTCGAAGACTACGATCTTCTCGTCCGTAACTTTCAGCGCCAGGCCGGCATCTTTGCAAAGCTTCTGGAGAAAAGACAGGTCCGTTTGCTCCGACTGCTCGGCACGCTCCTGGATGGGATCGTCATCCGCATCGTAATAGCTTTCCATACCCGCGCCATCGGCTACATCCTTGATGATTTGCGACAGCTTCACCTTTTCCCACGCCCGCGTCTTCTCAACGCTGCGCAGGTTGGACGAGTTCGGTATGGATATCAGCTTGATCTTCGCCTCGTTCGGCGGGCCAGTATTCGTGATTTCGTCAACCTCGAATTTTCCGAGTGGGAGCGTACGGTTATCGCCAGGCGCCTCCCAATCCCCTACACCAAGCGTGACGGTCATGATGGCCCCGCGATCCGGCATCCAGCCCCCCTGCCAGAGCTCTTCCCGGTCTTCCAGGGTGATTTCCGCGCTGTCTGCTTCGCCGCTCAATACCTCCCGCACTGAAAACGACTTCAGGAAGCCCGCCAGGTCTGCCGATATGTCTTTCCCATCGTACATACAGTAGACGGCTGCTGTCCTCGCTTTCATCTCATCGCCTCCATGGCGGCAGCGTTGACATCATCTCATCCACCGAAATCTCCGGCACGGTCAAGACGACACCCGCCGAAAATATCGCCGTGTCGACATAGGCACGGTTTGCATTCATCAGCTTTGCCACATAGTCGCAGGAGCCCATTTGCTCGTAAGCAATCAAATCCCAGGTATCGCCGCTTTTGGTCGTATACTCACTCAAAAGCCAGCCGCCCCCTTTCCCTTTTGTAAAGTTCTATTTGTTCAGCAAAAGAGCGCTGTATTTTTCTGCCAGCTTCTACGACCGCCGACTTGATCTCTTTCGGAGCCTGCTCTCCGTAGAAGTTCAGCGTCATATTGATTGGCGGCATTGTGATAGCCGTCTCTCCTCTCTCTGCAGTCGGTCCTTCCTGCAGCCGCCCGCCGTCATATTCCTGCCGATAAATCTGTGTAGTCAGCTCCGATGTCGGCCTTGTTGCCTGCTGTGGCCTATCGTTTGGGTAGGACACATGGCCGCCGTCTCTTCTCTCGATGACTTGCGGCGCTTCATGAAGCCCCTCCACAGTCTCGCGCATGTCCGGCCTATTCTGCAGTGTCGGCGTGATTCCGGCTGTCTTGTCTACTCCAAGAATGCGTCCGGCCTCACGCCACAGACCTATTGCTCTTGGCGAACGCGTGAGCGGAATAGCCGCCTCGGGCCCGTCCTCGGCGAATGTGGTCAGGAATGCGCCCTTGCGGTATATGCCGCCTTGTGCGTTGCTTTCCACATCCACGTCACCGCCCCCGCCGCCGCTGAAGCTCAGACTTGACAGCGAGCTGGCGGCACTGCGGATGCTGCTGACGATGTTGCTGATCGTGCTCATGATGCCGTTGCCGATACTGCTGACGATACCCCAGATGGCATTCATTGCGGCTGATACAGCGTTGCTGGCACCATCCCAGGCGGCACTCCAGTCACCGTTCAAGATGCCTGTGATAGCCCCTACAACACCAGCGATGATGCCGATTAGCCCCGTGATGATAGAGGCTATGACGTTCACCGCCATCGTCACAGCCCCGACGGCGACCTCGGCAAACACAATGAACGCCCCAATCAGGACGCCGCCCAGGACCTGGGCCACAGCTCCAATGGCTGACAGCAAGGTGTTGAACGCCCCGCTGTTTGCGGCCACGGCTGCGCCGATTGTCGCAAACGCCGACATGATGGTTGTACCGAGAGCCGCCAGCTGCGGCCCCAGCACTGCTACCAGCTGTCCGAATACCATCTGCAGGTTCGCCAAAGCTGGTTGTATCATCATCCATGCGTTCGAGAAGGCCGCTGTGATCTGATTCCAGAGCCCCATAAAGAACGGCCCTACCATTGACCAGTTCGAGTAGATCAAGTAGGCTGCCCCTGCTATGGCAATCAAGGCAATGCCGAGCGGCGAGAACATCGCCGCCATCGATGCACGCCCTACTGACAGGATTGCTGTCCCCAGCGCCCTGAACGCCGCTCCTGCGGTTTGCAGCGCCCCTGCCAGGCTGAAACTGCGCACCATCGCGAGAACGGCACGAGAGGCGCGCCCTGCGCCGTCGGCAATCGCGCGAGCGTTGCTAACTGTGGCCGCTGCCGCCTCCCTCATGACGGATATGCACCCCGCTTTGAAGCTCACCAATGCCGACACTGCTGACGACACGCCGCCTCGAATACCGGCATGGATTGCACGTTTGAAGCTCACCAATGCCGACACTGCTGACGACACGCCGCCTCGAATACCGGCATGGATTGCACGCCCAACCTCTGCCCATGTAATGGCTCGCAACTGGGCGAATACCGCCATGGCCCTTGCGCCAAACGCCCGGTACATCTCACCATTCAGCAACGGCCTGAGCGCGGTCAGTGCCCGTCCCACTCCTTCTGTCGCCATTTTGAAGAGTCCCTGTACGATGACATTGTTCTTCATCGCCAGATACAGCCCCATGGCCTCCGCCCGTGCATATCCATATACAGCGGCAAGTATCTGCACGCCTCTCGCGCCGACCATCAATCCCGCTGCGGCTGCGCCAATCGAGCCAAGCCCGGCCACAATCCCTTCGTGTGCCTTTACCCAGCCGGACGCCGCAGCGGCCATTGACGACATGCCTTTCATGGCCGTCGTCAATGCTGGCAAAAAGACATTGCCGACAGATATGCCAAGCCCTTCCATGGCCGACTTTAGCTGGATGAATGCGCCCTTTGCGTTGTTCATCATGGTTTCAGCCATCTTTTGGGCTTCACCGTCACAGTTTTCCATCTGGTTGACTAGATCGTTAAAGGTCTCCGGCCCTGCATCCAAGACGGCCAGCCACCCGGTGGCGGCCTCGGTGCCGAAAATCATCTTGAGTGTGGCCAGCTTTTCTTCCTGGCCCAAATCCGCCGTTTTGTCTCTCAGCTCGGTCAGGATCGCAGACATCTTGCGCGGGCCATTGGTATCCGACATGCTGATGCCCAATGATTCCAGGGCCGCTTTCGTTTCCTGCTGCTGTGCCGTGATGTCCGACATCGACATTCCCAACTCCTGCATGGCCTTCGTGGCCTGCTTCGGTGGCCCAGCCAAGCGCAGGAAGCCCGAGCGCAGTGCAGTACCGGCCTGACTTGCCTTGATGCCGCTGTTCGCCATCAAACCGGCAAGTGCGGCCGTTTCTTCCATCGACGCACCGAACGCTTTCGCTACTGGTGCGGCGTACTTCATTGTTTCGCCGAGCATTTCCACGTTGGTATTCGTCCGCGTGACAGTCACGGCAAAGACGTCGGCCATGTGGCCCGCTTGATCGGCAGAAAGCCCGAAGGCGGTCAGGTCATCTGATACGATATCGGCCGTGCGCGCAAGGTCTGTGCCGCCCGCCGCAGCCAAAGCCAAAAGGCCCGGCATGCCCGCAATGATCTGGTTGGCGTTCCATCCAGCCATACCCAAATAGCTCATGGCGTCAGCGGCCTGCGTCGCAGAAAACTGCGTCGTTTCGCCGAGCATACGCGCGTTCTCTGTCAACGCTTGCATTTCGCTGCTGTTGGAGCGCGTGATTGCCTGGACTTTCGACATCGCCGCCTCGAAGTTGGCTGCTGTCTCCACTGCGCCGATCAGCGGGGCCGCAAACATGGCCGCCGTCGACACTGTGTCCATCATGCCTGCCTTTGCGTCACTCAGGCGTGTGCTTGCCGACGCCCTAGCCGCCCGCGCGGCGTTCATCTGCTGCATGGCCGCCTGGGTTCTCTGCATTTCTCCCTGGAGTCTCTGGAGACTGGCGCGGTATTCCGACGCGCTCATGCTCGCGCTCTGCATGGCCTGCGCCGCAACGCGCACGCCCGAGCGGAACTGGCTCTCTGAAATACGCCCTGCTTGATACTGAGATGTCAAGGCCGACACTCTCGACCTATATGCCGCTATGGACGCTTGCGATGCTCTCCACGCAGCATCAAGCTGGCGCTGTTCCATCTTGACACGCCCTGATTCTTCTTTCAGGCGACGCATGGCATTCGCTCCGCCTGTCATGGCGGCCGAAAACCCTCCGCCAAGCGCTGCATTGATTGCGAACGATATTGCAAAAATCTTTCCTGCTGCCATGCTCTCACCTCGTTTTTCTGATATAATGTAAGCAAAGAAACTTCTGAATGGAGGCGCTTATTATGATTTCATTCCTGTTGTACGCAGCTATCATTTTCGGTTCCATTCTCGCTTTGCTCTGTCTCATTGCCGGGGCTGCCGGTTTTTTCTCCGGCATAATCCATTCTATCCGGCACGATCTTTGATATCCGCCCCGCTTTGCGCGGGGCCTTTTTTATTGTCTCTGTTCCTCTATGACCTGCAGCCAATCGCGGATTTCTCGCAGTGATTGGTGTTCCCAATAGTCCAGAGGGCCAAGCTCCCGCAGTGCGAACGCTATAGCTCTCAGCTTTCTTGCTGGATTACCGTCTCGGCCAAAGGCTTCAGTAAAAAATTCAGTACCCGCGATACCACAGACGCATACACATTGATGGGCAGCGTAGTGATTTCTGCCTGTGGCACGCCCATAGCCGCCGCCGCGAGCTTGGCACGGAATGCCGAGCTATACGTGATGTCCGGCGCGGGGTCTGCCGCCATGCGGCATTCTTTCTCCGCCCGCATGAATGCCGTAGCATCAAGTTCCGCCAAACGGTTTTCCAATGTCGAAAAGTCCAGTTTCTTTTTTGCTGCAGTTTCTTTTTCAGCCATTTTATTCCCTCACTCTCAAAGGCCAAGTGCCTTGCGTACATTCTCCAGATAGTCAGTGCCGTTGACGAAATGGATGTAGTTCAGCTTATCGATCTCGATCTTGCGCACGCCGTCAATCGTCACTTTGTAATATACGAGCTCCAGTGTGTTCTTAGAATCAGTATGGTCGGCCGGTTTCAGACTGCCCATGTCCGTTTCTTTTGGCAAGCCTCTCACGTTGACCTTGACGGCCTGTGTGGTGATGACGCCGGTACCAGCATCGTAGTTCTCGAACGCACCACGTATTTCGAGATCCTGTGCTTTCATTTCGGACAGCTCCGACACATCCTCATTCAGTGTCCGCCAGTTGATTTCAAGCTCCATGCTTTCCGTCTGTCCGGGTGTCGGCATTTCGATTTCGCCGGCGATACCCGCGCCGGAAAGCGTCGAAGTCTTATTCTTGAGTTTGGGGAGCGTGACATCTGCCATGCCCAATTTGCGATTGCCGCCTTTGAATACTTCAAAGTTGACAAGCTTATCGCGTACTGTGTTTACAGTTGCCATTGATATGCCACCTTTCTAGCGTGCCCAAGTTGGGCACAATCATGCAAACAGGGTTGAGATGTAGTCCGGATCATACTCCTGGATAAACTCGATGTCGCGAGCCGGTGCCGGCGGCGTCATGTAGACATGAAAACGAATCTTCCCGTCCATGACGTCCGTCGTCGTGTTCTCATCTTCACGATACTCAACACGACCGCCCAGCAGCGCACCTTTTGCCGTCAATCCATTCAACCAGATATTGGCGCTGTCAACGACGGTTTCGATAAGCCGCTTGTTCGTCGGTTCATCAATCTTGCTCCAGAACGTCGTGACCAGAGTATTGCCTACCCAGTTGAACATTCTCCGATTCGTGATGAAAGTGTCCTTCACGTCCGTGTTTGATGGGTAGGCCGTCGATCTGTTGCCCCACGCTTTCCAGCCGCCGATGAAGTTGATGGCCGTGATGATGCCCTGGCCATTCAAGTAAGCAGCCTGTGCGTTGTTCAGGAAAACTTCGGTTCCGTCAGCAAGACAAGCGCCGTCAGCCTGCAGGGACTTGTTGGATGGAGAGTAATAAGGGATACCATCATGCTGGCTGTCTACGTAGTTTATGAGACTTGCCAGCTGCATCGAAAGATGGTACTTGCTTGTCCCGAGCTTGAGGAGTGGCCAGCCAAGGAATCCGTCTTTATCGACGTAGTTGTTTTTGTTCTTCCATTCCGACGCCTGCGTGTACGTCTTGACTTCTGTGGTCGGGATGTCACTGAGCGAAATGGCGTTGAAATGGCCACAGATATTATGCTCTTTCGCTCTCATGACGGCTGCTACGCTGCTGTCCGTCGACCACTTCGGCGCAACGATGATGCCTGGCACGATGCCAAAGCGCGGATATACTTCGTCGATAAGTTCAAGGCCTTCGGATTTGCCTGTCGATGTATTCACACCGCCGATGACATCGGCCGCCCCGACTTCTTCTGGTGCCAGCATCGTGTAAGTCATGTGCAAGCTGCTCGCTTCGGCTGAGATCTTGCCGCCGCTCACTGGCGTGACCACAACATGACCATCATCATCAAACGCCGCCGTGTAATCCTTGTCTTTCGCCAGCGCTTCACCCTGATCCGACAGCGCTACCGTCAGCGTGTCCAGTAATGCCGGGTCTGTCAGAGTCGCTACACCGTTCTCAATGTCGACCGTCTTTTTCTGCTGGGCGACATGCTTTTTCTTGTCCAAGACGTTGATCAAGACGATCGGTGCCATGTTGAACAGAGCAAAATGAACTTTCATGGCTTCGCAAAGCGTGTACTTCTCAAAGTCATCCGAGTATCCCAGCGCGGCCACAGCCTCGCTGTAAGTGTAGCAGAGTACCGGCGTGTTGCTTTCTACCGGTGCCGTCGCCAGATGCACCGGCGCGGTACCCACGGCTACGATCAGGCCGCTGTCCGTCTGCGTCATTGGTACAAGGCTCGTCGCCTGCTCGCTCGTATAAACTCCGTGCTTGTATGCCATTATTTTCTCGCCCCCATCAGTTCGTTATAGGCCAGATAGGCTGGCGTCCCCTTCTTCTCCACATCGGCCATAGCCGCATTCAACTCGTCAACCGGGACGAACAGACGCGCGATATTCTTATATTTCACGCTTGCCTGTTCGATTAGTTCCTTTGGCTCTCCACGGTATACCGTGAAGCGTTTCAGGCCATCACTCAGGCTGTTCGGCCCGATATATACCATATTTTCCACCTTCGGCTCTGCCTTTTTCGCCTTGGAAGCTTTGGCAGCAGCTTTTTCTGCCGGCTTGGCAGTTGCTTTTAACTCCGTGTCCGTCATGTATTATCCTCCTCCATGATCTTGTCCCAGTTTGCGGCCATCTGCTCATTCGGCTGGCCAATCTGGTATTTGAGTGTTGCATATCCGAACCAGTACGGATATGGCTGGTTCTCGATTGTCTCAAACTTCGTGGGCAGGGTCAGGCGGAAACGATGCTCCAACACCCGGAAAATCAAGATGCGCTGCCGGATGCGTTCCAGCACAGAAAGCAGATCCATCCATGCCGCCTTATCCTGCCCATAGACGCCCACGGTGAGCCCGATGGTCGCCTCTGAGCCGTCTCCTTTGTCCTCGCATCCTTCCCAGCTGACGATAACCAGAGGGTAATAGGAATCGTCCTCGAAGTCTTCATTCGGGAAATGCTGCCGGTAGACAGACACCTTCTTATCTGCCTGATCTTCGGCCTGCAGCTTGTAAGTAGACGTTGCCGCCTCTACCGCTTTAGCTACTGCGTCAACCAATAGTGCCGGTGTCATAATCTAAGCCCTCCCAAGAATGTCGTGACCTCTTTATCCAGTGCTGTGCCAAAACGCTCTGACAAGCGCTGCTCCATGTAGCTCTGAATCGTCGGGCTTCCCAGCATCTGCGGGATGGACGGCCCGGCCATTTTCTGTATGGGCAGCGACGCATTGGACGTGCCGTGTCCGGCACGCTGAAACACGCCGACATGACCGCTGCGCATGCGCGCGAGGAAAGCATGGGCGATGGTACCGCCCTGTCCCTTCACGACCTGGCTGTACAGGTATTTCCCCTTCGGCGGCCTGTGCTTCGGGACACTGCGTGGGCCATGCTTGAAATACGAGAGATCATTGACAGGCCCGCGTGAGGAAAATATCGCGCCTGCGCCCTGGTATTTGACGCGCATAGTGCCGCCCACGCGGTTCTTCTGAATGGTGTAGCGTTCGGTGATCTTGTCGATAGCCTCCCGCTTTACGCCTTTCACAGCCGCCCGCACGGCCTTTTTGCTTACCTTGTCAATCGCTCCGGGGAACGCCTCCAGCAACTTGGCTGCCCGGTCGAGGTCTCTATCGTCAATCTCAATCACAGCAAGCCACCTCCCATGCGATACGCGCCGAGCGTGATGGTCAGGATTCCCATATCATCCGCACAGCTGTCAACGGTGTAGCGCTTCTTGTCGACCTTGAAGTTCTCTCCCTGCTTCGGTATCCTGGTCAAGTCCGACTTGCGGACGCATACGGTCAAGAAATCGCCATGCAGCCCATCTGGTGTACGGCGGCCGCCCGGCATCGCCGCTGCTTTCTCGTCCGTTTCGTCTCTCGACAGGACGCACACGCACGGCACGCCGTTCAGCTCATGCGTCTCTGCGAACTCGTCCAGGTTCAGAAATACGCCCGCATCCGCTACCGCCATATCCTTGAAGCTCATGATCAGCCAATACGCACGGCTACCGTGGCCCCCGATTCGGTTTTTGCTTCCGTCGTGTAGCCTGCGAATACCGTGGTATCTCCCTTGGTACTGGTGATGCTGCCAGCTTTCGTGTCCCAATACACTTCTGCGCCTACATCAAGCGCTCCCGTGGCTGCCGGGAGCCTGAACACGCCTGTGAGCGTCACCGTCCCGGTTTCGCCTTTGGCGATAGCCTCAAGTGCCACGCCGATTCTAGCGGCGAGCGGTACAACTTCCATATAGGCCGTATTGCTTGCTGCTACGTAATCAATATTTTCGCCCCTCTGGACGTACGTTGCTGTTGCCATTTCTTAATCCTCCCTTACTTGCCCGCGCCGGTGCTCTTCTGGATGCCGCGGAAATCAAGCAGATTTACGCCGACATCCTGATAGATGCGCCATTTGATGCCCAGCGTATTGAACTGCTCGGCCCTCTCCATGACCGGCGTCATATTTCCGTTCAGGCTCGTCACCTCGATGGTCGGCGCATACCCCGCGGCAGCCGCCAGGTAAAACGCATTTGCATCATCAAGCTCCGGCTCCGATACCACCGTGAGCTTATTGGCAAACGGGTTGACTGCGGCGTTCGCTTTCGACGGATCAACAACCGAATTGATCAGCTGCGCGGCCTTTACTTCCAGCTCTGCCGGTACGATCAGGAACGCTGGCTGGATGTTCAGTACTTCCTTGCCGCCAATATTCTTCTGTTTGGCCATGGCTGCCTTCATGGCGCCAAGACCCAAGACGTCGAGGGCGACGCTCTGCAGGTTGTTGTGCTTCGCGTCAAAAAGCGGCGCGCCTTCAATCTTCATGTTATCCTTCAGGACTTTATAGACCATCTTGTTAATCATGCGGCGTGCTGCTGCGCCGTAGATGGACGGCAAGGTCTTCAACGCCCCCATGTCGTCGTTGATGATAGCCTGGCGCGTAAGCGAAAAGGTCCGTCCATACGTGGCCACGCTCGTCGTTGCCGCACTCTCCGCGACGCTTCCCTCCTTCAGTTCGCCGTTTTCATTGACCTTGACCAGTTCATCGGCCTCTCCCAGACGGTAGCGCGTCGCCTGCTTGAAGTCTGAATTGCTTCCCGCCGCCGTCCAAAGCTGGTAGGTCGTCGGTGCCGTCTGGTATGCCTGTGCCATGGATTTATTTGCCACGTTAGACAGGATGCCCGGGAAGGCGCCCGTCCCCGTCAGTGCCTCACGGACAAGATCCTCGTCCGCCATGCCGCGAGTATTTCTTCCCGTCTCGCGCTCCAAACACTCTGCCGCCAGTCTCAGCATGCGTTTGCCGCGAAAATCACCCGCGCCGTCTGCCGGGCGCTCCACCTTGATGCCCGCTCGCAATGCCAGTCCATCTGCAGCCGCCGCGCGGAACTTGTCCATCTCGTCCTCTTTGACCGTGACATCCTGCGGCTGACGCTGCTGTGCCAGGTGGTCAAGCACGGCCGCCCTCGTCTGTTCTACGGTCTGGCCGCCGTCGATGTACGGCGTTGCGTCCATGCCGAACTGTCGGCAAATTGTGTTGATATCGCGGCAGCGCTGGCGCTCCTGCTCAATACCCTCCGCCCGGCTGTTATCTGCAGTCGGCGGCATGTCCTGTGTTGGTTTCTTCTGCTTGTTTTCCATGTCGTTCTCTCCATCCTTTTCATCATAACTTCTGCCCACACCGACCGTCGGATCAGCCGGTACAGACACGATTGACAGCTCATACGGCGTCCAGTGCGTCGCCACGCTGCAGGGGCCTTCAAACCGCCCGTTGCTGCTCATAGCTCCCGCTTCTACTTCTTCCCATACATCCACCGCGTAGCCGACCGAGACACCTTTCAGCGTGCCGCTCTTTACTTTCTGATAGACGCGCTCGCTCTCTTCGTCATCGTCGAATACGACCTCAGCTCTGAGCTTGTGCTCCTGCTCGTCCAGTTCTACGCTGTCCACTCGGCCGATCACCGTGTTGCGGTCATGGTTGAACAGTACGACGCCCAGCTCCTGCAAACGAGAGAGATCTACAGCGTCCGGATCGTGGCAGAGAATTTCAGCGCCGAACCATCTTTGACACGGTTCCTCGCTGGAAAGCGACAGCATCACCCGGCGGAAATCTTCTGCCGCGCCTCCCTCATCAGCCGCCCGAATGGCTCCTTGGAAGAAGTCTCGGCGCATCGGCTCATTCTTGTTCTTCTGTTTCATCGTCTTCCTCCTCATCTGGTTTTTTATCGTCCTCCTGTCCGCCGGAGTCGTCGACATGATTACTCATGGCAGCCTGGACAGATATCGGCGTGTGCACGGCAAGTTTCAGCCCCAGCGATTCGGCCGTTTCTTTCTCCAAGGCCATCTGCTCCAGCTGCTCCCGCCAGTCGTAACCGCGCTCTGCGCACCACTGGGACAGCGTTTTGCCGCCGTTCTGGATGGCGGATATGTCGGCGTTGACTTCTTTTTGCGGATCAATCCAGCTCCATCCCGGCGTCACCCACTCGACCGTCTGATAGGCCTCACGGTTACTGAAATAGTCTGGGATGTCCAGCACACCTGCCAGCACGCATGTGTCCAGCCACTCCCGATAGATCGGCATGCACAAATGTGCCGACAAGAACTGCTGGATTGGCTCGAATGTCTTGCGGTCTTCCAGCATCCCCTGCCTCGCCGCCGAAAACGACGAGCTGTTGAAGTCTCGGCTCATCAACTCGTAGCTGAGTCCGAGCCCCGCTCCGGCCAAGCGCTCCTGAATGGACACATAATCTTTAGCACTGGCAATGCCGCGGGACGGGTTGGCGGTCGTGACGCTCTCGCCCGGCGCCAGATACTTGATCATGCCCGGCCGAATAGACTGAAGGCGCTTGCTCTCGGCATCTTTAGTGTTTCCAATGCGCCCTACGGTACCCGGTGCGCCAGTCTGCGTGGTGATGAATACCGAAAAGCACGCTGCGATTTTGGCGGCGACGGTCTCTGCGTCAAGATAGTCCTGCGTGTCCTTCAGGCGCTTGATGATGGGGGTAAGGTCTGACATGCCGCGTATCTGATCCGGCTGGCTGCGCGTCCACAGGTGTATGATCTCGTCCGCCTGGACACGGGTAGGGTCATACTCTGTATAGCCGTCAGGGGTCTTCTTATCAATCCAGTACGCCAAGGGGCGCAGATGGTCGTCCAACTCGATGCCGGAACGGATGACGTTGTTTGTTTTCGGCGCGCGCAGCATGTATTGACTCAGCAAGTCCGACTTGATGACCTGCAGTTTCAGCGGAAACCGCCCGTGTTTGTCGATGACTTTCTTGACCAGGATTTCGCCATCCACGATTTTCCGACGCAAGAGCATTGCTTGCATCTCCTCAAAGGTCTGCTGACCGGTGATGTCGCAGTTCTCCGGGCGCGTCCACTCCTTCCACAGGGATTCGATCTCCTTGTTCAGTCGCTCGTCCCCCGTCCTGGCTTGCGGCTTGATGCCCGTACCGACGACGTTGCGGACAATGCCGCCCACGGCAGCGCCTGCGATGTCGCTGTTGTTTTCGAGATACCTTGCACGCGCCTTGACCAAATCACGCTGTGCCTTGTCCGCATTCTCTGTATCCCCGTCAATCGGCACCCATCCGTCGTTGAAGCGCGTAACCTCTCCTGCTTCATATGCCCGAAGATTCTCCGCATAAAAAGCGCGATTGCAGGCCCACTGCGGCGATATAGCTGCGATGGCCTTTTCCAATAGCTTTATCATAGGCGCCCCAGTTCGGCAAAGTAGAGATCGCCGCCCGCTTCTCTGGCAATCTGTGCTTTGAGCGATGTTTCCCGCGCATACAGCGTGGCTAAATCAGCCTTGGTCAGGCGCCGGTTCGCGATCTGGTACGACTGTGCGCCGCTCTCAATGGCTGCAATGGCCGATTGCACGCGCTCCAACTGTATCTCTAGTGTCTCCAACTGTTTCACCTCCTTTCGTTAAAGCCAGTCATCATTGACGCCCAGCCAGTCATCCTGCTCCGGCTCTTCTTCCTTCTTGCCCGGCGGCTCCGGGTCTGTCAGGAAGCGGACGCCCATGATCTCCGCCGCCAACACGTTGTTTGTCTCACAGTCCAGCAAGTGGTTTGCCACGTGGCTGCTGATTTTTTCCCAGACGATGGACACGCGCCCCTTGCGATCCTTCTTTTCCACGCGCTGCTCGGAGCAAATCTGATCGGCATACTCACGCTCGATGCCTTCGTACACGTTCCAGCTCCCATAGGCCCCCGGATCAATGCTCATGCGTGAGGCGATGAAGTTCTTGAGCTGGTTCGTGTCCATCTCGTAAAGCCGCAAACCGAACCCGGCCGCCTGCTTGTCCAGGATGGAGACCGTGTAGCGTGATTTCAGGGCCCTGCTCGCGCCCTTGGTCGGCACGATGACGCCCATGTGCTGGGCGCAGAAGCTATATACATCGTCGGTGTTATAGCCGGAATCCATGCAAGCCAGATTGACGTTGTGGATTTCCCCATTCATGTCGGCATAATTGCGCTCTACGACGGTTTCCAGGTCTGCCCATGTCTCGGCACGGCCCCAGTCCACCAGCCAGCTTGTCATATGTGCGCCCCATGCCCGGACGGAATAGTAAAAGTGGTCCAGCTGGACATCGATGCCACAGGTTACAAGCTGAGCGGCGGCCGGCATGCGGCCGCGCTCATAGGGCAGGGCTTTCTCCATCACCACATCGGATTTCATGCGGCTCGACTTGTCTTCCCATGGCTCAGCAAGCCATGAGTTGACAAAGTTCATGAGTAAAGCCGGCTCATCCTTGCTGGCGAGAAACTTTGCTGCTACATCGCCAAAAGTCAGCCATGGCGAATAGATGGAGTTCAGGTGATATGCGACTTTATGCGCCCGGCCTTTCCGCTTGCGTTCGCCGCGCCACTCTCCCGCCCGCAGCATCGCCGGTTTTTGCCGATCATCGATGATGCCATGGCAATACTTACACTCGTAGTTGGCAGCCGCCCGCGCCTCGGTCTCATCTGATCCCTCCGGCCACTTGATTTGGCCAAATTCCAGCACCTGCATTTCTCCGCAATGTGGGCAAGGCACGAAGTAGCGATACTGGATATCAGCATTCAGCCAGCCTTGCCAGATGTTCCCCGTTTTGAGTGTCGGCGTGGACACTTTTACGATCTTGCGGTTGTAGAATGTCTTGGTTCGCTCTGCCGCAAGCTCCAGCGGGCCCGCCTCTTCCCCAGTCCATTTCGGGAATTTGTCGATTTCGTCGAAAAAGATATATCTGACAGGTCGGCTTGACAGCCCTGCCGCGCTATTGGCGCCAATAAGCGCGATGTACATATCGCCAAAGTTCAGCTCTAAGTCCTTACTCCGGCGCTCATCGAATTTTTGTGCCAGCGATTCGCACAACCGGAACATAGGCTGGAGACGCTTTTCGCTGGTAAATTTCGCCAGTTCTTTCGTCGGATAGACAATAAGCATCGGCCCCGGATCCTGTGCGACGGCATAGCCGAGCATGTTCTGCTCTGCCGACGTCTTGCCGAGCTGTGTTCCGGCGCAAAACGTGATGTCGTGGATAAAGTCCTCGTTGAATGCGTCCATGACCGCTTTCAGGTACGGCGTCTTGCTCGTGCGCCAGTGTCCTGGTGCTGCGCTGTCCAGCTCAGAGAGAATCCGGTACTTGTCCGCCCACTCCGATACGGTCAGTTTTTCCGGTGGTTTGAGCACCGCCAGTGCATCCATAATCCACCACGGATAGTTCAGCTCATTTCTTTGCTTTTTTCTTCGCGCGGCCACGGTACAGCCTCCCCTCCGATAGCTCTGTCAGTGCATCTTGTATCCGCTTGTCAACCCCGTTTTTAGCAGTTTCGGCCACTTCCGGATCCAGTGATGCCAGGTCTGACGCGCAATTATGGCCGATAGCCAGCAATGATTTTTTCAGGTTCGCCAGCAGCCGTGTCAGCTCCGCCCGCACGATGTCGGCCGGAATAAATTCGTCTTTGGTAACACCGAGTTTTATCTTTTCCTGAGCTGCCTTGGCTTCTTTCAAATCCGCTTCGGCCTTGAGTTTGCGCGTTTCCGGGCTCTCAGTGTGCTGTCCGGCATAGCGCCATTCCATCACGGCTTTTATGTCCCATTTGCCACGCGCGGCTTTCGGCGCGCCTTTTTTCTGCCAAGTTGACAACGTCTCACGTGATATTCCGAAGAACTCACACGCGTCTGTCGTGGAAAAAATGAATTTTCTTTCTTCTGTTTCGCGCGCGCCCGCGCCCGACTCCCCAGGCATCCGGGCTCCCTCCCCTCATTTTGTCAGATTGTCAACCTATTTTTTCTCATTTCACGCAGAGAACGCCCGCGACTCGCAGACCCGAACAGCCGCCTGGCTCCAGAAGGACCCGCACACCCCGGGGGTGCTACTGCTCCAAGCTGCTGCGCCGCGGCGTGCCCAACTTGGGCACAAGCTCAATCGACCATGTAGCCCATTGCCCTCCGGTTGACCTTATATGCTTCATCGCACGTCACGCCTTCACGACGTGCAACGATTGCAAGCAGATCATCACGCTTGATGTTGCCACTATGCACACTGATATGGCATGACGTGCACAGCTGCACCAGATTCATCGCGATGTCTCCACCGCCGCTGCCGACGGTAAAGACGTGATGCGGCTCGCCTGTTGCCCGTGCACCACAGTATTCACAGTAGCTCTTGCGCACCGCCTGTATCATCTTGCGATTCTTCACGCGCTTATGCTTGATACACTCCACAGGTTCACCTCCTGTTTTTTTTGCACTAGAAAAGGCCGCCCGCATTTTGCGGACGGCCATGTTGCCATGTAGTCTTTTACGCCTCCAATTTTATCGCAGTCGCTCGTATTTGTCAACTGCTGCATAATTGCCGATAAAGTTCCTCAGTAGTCGGTTTGGACATATCGGCTTTGCGTCTGTTTTTCCCACTGTGCGATCCTCTGCCTTTCATAGGGCGGCCGCCCGCGGCCGGGGAATATTCCCCAGGATGGAAATACGTAGGGTTGTCTTCGGTCGTCTCCATCATCGCTTGCATGTCCGGCTCGTCTTTCCGTTTCTTCGTGCCATACCAGATTTCCGCCGCACACTCCGGACACTTGCAGTAGTCCCCGTCTACTGGGATCATCGGCACCCGGCAGCGCTGACAGTACCAGACGCCGTGTATCTTCTGTGCCAGGGCTGCCGCCTTTGGCCGCTCGCGCTGATAGCTCGCCTCACCCGACGGCCACGCCTCAGCCCCGCACTCCGGGCATTTGTCGAAGCCCTCCCTGTGCTCCATCATCGTTTGACACTCCTGGCAGAACCACGTCCCCGTCTTCCTCATCTCGTCTCCTCTTTTCTCTCCCGCCGGTCTCTCCATTCCTTCGGCATGTGATGCTGTGGCTCTCTATCTTCTGCGCCGCTTCCCACCCTTCTTCCGCTGCTTGCCAACAGGCTTACCGGCGATGTTGCCGCGGCGTTTTTGACATATTTTCCGAGCCATCATGTATTCCCTTATCTTCATGACTGCGCTTCTCCCAGTTCGGTATCCTGTCCGGCCTGTCTTCTTTCACCGCAAACCGATTGATCAGCAAGAACAGCAGCAGCAAGAGTGTAGCCGCGACGACAAGATTATCCATGTGCCTCCTCCTTTCTTCCGTAATGTGTCTCGTAATACCAGCGCACCTCTTCTTCATAAGCGCACCGTCCCGAGACGGCGGCCAGTGATGCGATGACCATCCCGACCATCGCACCAGCCATGAATGCCACTATGATTTCCACACACACACTCCCCCTTTTCGCTCTCTCATCCGCTTGGCGCGCTTTCTTGCCGCCCGTTTCTCACGCCGATGCCTGCGCCGCTCTTTGCACCGGCGCTGCTTGCACCGCCCCATGGCCACAGCCGCATAATATCGCGTATGCCCCCAGTATGAGACGGTTGTGGTCAAGACGCATGTATTCTGCCGGACATCCCTTACGTCCCTCACATCGCCGAATACCTGCATCATCCAGTCCTTCAGCTCCCTCAGCTCCCTCAGTATTGCCTGCACCTTGTCCAGCAATCCATCCAGATAGTTCCATCCTTCGACAGCTAATTCATTCTCCCGTCCGGTCATCATCTCACCTTCTTTCGCATACGCTCCAACATGATATGCAGATTGTCACAGCTCTTCAAGACCTTGCGGGTATCGTCCGATGTCTTCTTACCCGCCTTGAAGTCCATGAGTGCCGCCCGGCGCCGTTCCTGATTCCTGCGCTGAGCTTCCTCGATCTCTCCTTCTGTCATATTCGCCTTTATCTCGATCATGATGCTCCCCCTCTCATTCTGTCCAGTCCATTAAGCCCGCTTTTGCCATCTCGTCGGCGTCTTTGAAGCCGTGCCGATGTGCGTGCTCCTGCGAGATGTACGTTGACCATTCGCCGCACAACCTGCAGGTTCCCGCCCGCCAGCGTGTCACGGCTTTCTGTTTTACCGTAATAGGCGGCTTTCCGTGGTCTTGTCCTTCGTACACGGCGCACAGCACGAGGCCGATTTCCTTGCGCCCACGGTGTGTACGGTGAAGGCATTCTACACGATGATCCGTTTTTCTCGCCCCCTCAGTCTTCGGCTCGAATCTCCCGGATAATCCAACTCAGCCGGTTCATTGCATACTGGCGAGCCTCTTCATCTTCGCTGTCTCTCGTGGCCGCGAGCCTGCGCCATGCATCGTTCAGAGTGTCGATCAGCAGCAGTTTGCCTTTTTCTGGCTGTTCCTCTCCCGCCCGTGAATCTACCTGTCCGGGCGACGTCGTCTGCTGCTCTTCTTTGAGCTCTAGCATGATGGCCGCATTTTCGTCCGTCTGCATGTACTCCACTGCTCCGTCAAAGGCGGCGTCATAGCTTACGTAGTGATGATTCATGTCCCGGCGCTCGACCGGCTTGTTCAGGCCAAGGCGATAGCAAAAGCCCGCCTGGAAGCTGTTCCCTTCCTGCCAAATCCTCGCCTTGAGCTCTCCGACGTCTTCCGGCACACCCTCCAACTTGACGGTCCATTCGCGGTGCTCCGGTTCCCTTGCCTCCTCCGCCGGTTCCTTTTGCTCGTCCTTTAAGTCCACCAGCTTGACCTTTGCACCCTTTATGGCGTGGATGTCTGCCTGCTCTTCCTTCGGTTTGCTCGCCAGCTTGTCGGCCACGCTGACGCCGATGTTCCCTGCTTTGAGCTCGTCCTTGTATTCCTGTGTCAGGTTCTTCTCGATCTTCTCCAGGCGGCCAACAGCCGACACGCTCATGCCGAGCGCCGCGGCGATATGTTCCCGGCGTCGTCCTGGTATCTTCTGCCCTTCCTGCTGGCGTTTCTCGAAGATGGCGTTCATGCGGTTCACGGCCTGCAGCTTCTCCCATTCCGACACAACACGGTTCGGGATGTTGGCTTCGATCAGCATCTGCACTGCATCCATTTCGTCGCTCTCGCGGATGATGCAGTCCACTCGCTGGAACTCCGTCTTGCCCTCTGCGACAAGGCGTTCATGTGCGAGCTTCCGGCGATGGCCTGATATCAGCTTGTATTTCCCGCCGCCCGCCGGGCGTACTGTCAAGGGATCCAGAAGGCCAAACTGCTCAATGCTGTCTTTGAGGAGAGCGTTCTTGATCTCGATGTCGGTACTGCCCTCCACCTCGAAGTCGTTGTTTTCATCGTCCAGGATATCTGCAAGGTCGATTTTCACGATCTCGCGCGGCTTCTCCGCCATGTAGTCCCCCATGGCGTTCATCATGGAAAAGCTCATGCCAATGCTCCTTCCTGCTCCGTGCCCAAATTGGGCACAAGTTCCGCGATGAATGTCCGGTAGTCCTGTGCCGGGCGGCACCGCTTGGCGTACTCTACGACAGGCTGATGCTGAAACACGGACTCTTTGACCTTGATGCTCATGTGGATAACGCTGTGGAAGATGGGGAAATTCGTCTTCTTCTTGAGAAATTGCAAGCCCTCGCGATCCATCTTCGTGCGGCTGTTGAACTTCGTGATAAGGACGCCCGCCAGTCTGACGTCATGTCCGGTCGCCCGCGCTTCCAGCACGCGGCTCTCTACCTCGCGCAGGCCGTCGAGGCTGAATCCGTCAATCTCCAGCGGCACGATGACGTCCGTGGCCGCCAGAAAAGCGTTGATGACGTTCGGCGTCATATTAGGCGCGCAGTCGATGATGACAAAATCATAATCCTCCCTGATGTCTTCCATGGCCTCCTGCAAGATCGTAGCCGCCCGCGGGTCGTGCCTTGCCATCAGCTCCATGTTGACCGTCGCAAGGTCCATATCCCCCATCACGACAGACAGGTTTTTGTAGCGCGTCGGACGGATGGCGTCGCGGATGCACGCTCCACGGAACACGTCTGCCACGGTTGCGGTACTCACCGTCTTCCTCTGCTCGTAGAATGCCGACGCGTTGCCCTGGATGTCGTTGTCGATTAGCAGGACGCGTTTCCCGTGCCTGGCCAGTAGATAGGCCATATTGCAGGCCGTCGTAGTCTTGGCCACGCCGCCTTTCATGTTGACTATGGCGAATGTTTGCATAAGTTCTCCTTCTCTCGTTTTCATTTCCGCTTTGCCGCCATCTGCTCCAGTTCCTGGTGGTAGCGCAGCAGCTCCTTCTCACAGTCGCGGGAGCACGATGTGATAACGCGTCCTTTTCGGCAAATGGCGGAGAATGCGACGCCGATGCTGTTGGTGTAACGCTCCAGCGTCGCACCATCTTCCAGCCGCTGAACGATATGCCGTTTCTGCGTAACGGGGTTGTTGACGGTGAAGGTGTGGACTTCCCTGCCGTCTTGCGTGTAGTATGTCATTCCATCATCCCCCGCAGTTTCTCAAGTTCTTCTTTCGTCAGCTCATGCGCTATGAGCCGTATGGCAAGTGCCCGCGTGCGCGGTGGAAGGGCAGCGGCATCCTGTGCAAAGCTCATCAGGTTCACTTTTTTGAATACCTTGCGCGGGCATGTCCTGTATCGCTTCGCCCTGTTCATCATGTCAATCTGCGCGAACAGCTTCTTTCCGATGCTATCTCTTGTATTTCTCTGCATGCTTTTCCCTCCCTGCGCTGCAGATCGCCGCCATAGGGCAACGACCGCAATACGTCTTAGGTTTTACGCAGCACCTGCGGACGATCTCGCCCAGATGGTCTTTTTTTGTTTTCACGGCATACCTCCTTATAGATTCCCGCCTCAACATCGTAGCGGCGGCGTTGCCTCGATGTCTCATCGCGCTCCAGCACGATATGCTGGCACGGGTAGCCGTCAGCCGTATACCCCTGGTAGCTCAGTTCCTTGCTGATGCGGTAGCCTGGCGGAATGCTCACATCATCCGCATAGCACTCCGAGCGGCGGATTTCTCGTTTATGCTCGACCGGCTTTTCACAGTTGCGTGAAAAGTCCATCCGCGCGCCGCCGTCACGCTTGTCCTGCTTCTGAAAGTAGGCGGCCAGGTGCGCAGCGTCGGCAGCCTCCCCGCCATACTGCTTGACGAATACGCGTCCCCGCCCCCATATCCGGGAAAAGATTCTCTCGTACTCGCGATCTGTCGTGACGCCCTGCAGCTTGGAGAGGAGCAGGTGCGCATGCGGCCGCCCTCTTTGTGCGACATTCTCGACAGTGGAGCCTCGTTTCATCACTGCGCCCTCCTTCATGTAGTACCGCTTCAGCCTGGCGATGAAATTCTTCAAGTCCTTCTTCGTCCTCGTCTCCTTCTCTTCCGGCGCTGGCAGGTGCTCCTCATCATAGGTCACGGTCAGATATGGGCACCCTTCCTCGAAGTTGTTCGCGATCATCATCGTGACCTCAGCAATCCGCCTTCTCCTGTTCCCTTCCCTCTGCTTCTCAGTCGTCTCGTTCTCTTTGGGCTGGCGAATCTCTTTCAGCTTCATTCCATGCGGACGAGCTCGGAAGGAGTAATACTTATCGACCACTACGATGGATCTGTTCTTCGTTGCTCTTTCTCTCTCGATGTATGGCATAGCCAAAGCCTCATTTCTGCCGGATGCGTCAATTTATAATTGCTTTATCCAGGACAGGAACGGGACTTTCACCCATTCCTGTCCTATGGATTTCTCTGCCGCTCCGTGCTACAACGAAAGCATAGAGCAATCTTCCTTTCAGGCAGGCGTTTTACGTCTGCCTATTTTTTTATATCTGCCGAAAGTTGAGCGTTGCGCCCAGTATATCCGTTCTCCTCCTCTACAAAGAGATGCCCCTGCGCTCGATCGCCGTCGATGTAGCGCATACACTCCGCCTCCAGCCGCGTGTATGCTTCCTTGAGCTCGTCGACGAGCGGCAGCCATGGGCTGTGGAGTGCGAGGGGACGGCCGCTGCGCTGCAGGATCACCACGCCGCCGATCTTGATGACCTCCGGCGTTTTCGGCTCGTAGGTGATGTCTGTGACCTCGACGTTTCGCCGGACTACCGCCGCGTCCATCATGATCTCGCAGCCGTCGATGAGGTAGAGTTCCATCGTCTCGATGGCCGCCTCCAGTTCCGGGCGCGGCATTTCGTTCGACGCGAGCGCGTGGCGCTCCCATGTCGTGCCGTTCTCCGACTCGCCCCATTCGAGGGCGTAGGTTGTTCCTTTTTTCTCGCTGAACGAGATTTTGATTTTCTTTAGCTTCCTGGCCATTACACAGCCTCCCTCCCCTGGAGCGGTACCGGGTGCGCCGGATCCGTCAAGTCCTTTCCCTCCATCGCCGCCATCCATTCCTCCAGCGCCCGGCGGCGCACCTTCATCCCATTCATGCGCAAGCCGGGGATGATACCCCGCTGCACGAGCATATTCGCGTAGTTGACGCTGACATTCAGCGTCCGCGCGACATCCTGCACGCGCAGCAGCTCATCTGGCGCCTGCCGCGGCTGCATCGTCGCCGCAAGCGCACGGCCCGCCCGCTCGATGGCGCTGACCACCATCATCTCTACGGCCAGATTCTCCATCCTGCACTCCTCCATTCATTCCAGCCTCAAAACTCCTGCTGTCACGTCTCCCTGTGTGGTGCCAGGGATTCACGCGGCTCCCTCTTCTTTCGGCTTGTCGCCTTCACTGAGTGCCTTGAACTTCATGCCAGCCATGAAGGCCAGCATGTAGATCTGAAAACGCTCGGTATCATCCGGCGTTCCCATTCTGGTGACGGCGAGGAATTCCCTCGCCTGTTCTTCCATCTTTGTCATTGTTTTCATCCTCCTTCATGGTCATCGCCGCCGTTCTTCTGCTATTTTCCTGTCGGCGTTGTTCTTCGCACCGTTTAAGGTTCTTCATGATTGCTTCGTCTGGCCTGGCGGCGTCTAGCATGACGCTTTCATCGTAAGTCGATGGCCTGATGTTGACGATCATGCTCCATTCCGGGTCATAGTCGATAATGACCCGGAATTTTTTATTACTCTTCCGCCACCGCTCCAGCTCTTCGAGAATCTTCCTTAACGCAAGCGGGCCGATTGGCCAGCCTTTGTGATTACATCGCATGCGCACGGCATCCATCTGCTCACCTCCCCTCTGGCCACCCTTCTGTTTTATCTGCTACAATGGATTGAGAAAGGTGGTGGTGACATGTACATCTACGAAAGCCCTGTCGGTTTATTCACCATCCAAGAAGAGCAGTGCTGTTTTGTGCTTCGATTGGATGGTGAAATTCTAGGCCGCTACGCCTCGCCGAATGCTGCGGCAAATGACGTCTACCTGCAAAGTACCGGCAGTTATGAATGGGACGGCCTCGCTTTACCTGTCGATGTCCCGACTGGCATTGCTGAATGGTCTTTGCTTTAGGCTGTCTTTGTCGCCTCTGTATGTAATAGAAACGATATGTCTTCCGCATTCGCAGCGCCACACTAGCTCTGTGTAGTTGGCTCCGTGGATGGCCATGACTCTCTTCGCCTTGCGTGTGCCGTCGCATCCAGCACATACAAGGTGTTTTTCTTTTTCCTTGACGCCAAACCACTCCTGCCGTGTTCCGTTGCCGGTCGTCCTCGTAATCTTGTCGGTATCGTAGTAGTTTAGCATACCTTCATATATCATCTGCTCACCTCCCTTCGACACTCCATATAGAGTGTGCTTTCATGTCCTGCATCCATAGCCTCATGCGGACTGGGGCTTTGGCGTGTCTTCTTCTCCCTTTGATGCCGACTGGTCGAAAATCATGACGAGTGTCTGCGCCGATGCAAGCAGCTTGGTCTTTTGGAGCTCCGTCATCTTCGGCAGGGCTCTCGCGATTTTCTCGACAATCGCATGATCCTGTTCGGTCATGGCCATGCTGATCACCTCCTATAAATTCCATTAAACGGATTTTCTATACATAATATATTCCATCAAACGGATTTTGTCAATACTTTCTTCTTGCATTTTTCCGTTTAATGGAATATTATTACTCAAACTTCCCACATGAAAAACATGAGCTTTTCCCATAACCATACGGCTCTCAACAACAAGCATTATCAAGCC